AGTGCACAAAATCCAAGTCCTAATACAAAGGCAAATTCTCTATATGACGCAAATTATTATGTGTTAAATTCTGATTTCAAAGTATATGTTTGTATTGATAACGGTTCAACAGGCACTAATCCTACAGGTAATGTATCTCAAGATGAACCTACTTTTACCGACTTAGAACCATCTAAAGCAGGTAGTAGTGGTGATGGATATGTATGGAAATACTTATTTACTGTTTCACCAAGTGATATTGTTAAATTTGACTCAACAGAATTTATAACTGTTCCAAATGGTTGGTTAACTTCAACAGATAGCCAGATTAGAAGTGTTAGAGAAAATGGTAATTCAGATGTTAACTTAAATCAAATAAAACATATTTACATAGAAAACTCTGGAGTTGGATATAAAAATGGATCAGGACAAGAGGTAGATATAATTGGAGATGGAATTGGTGGTAAAGCAAGAGTAGATGTGGTTGGTGGTAAAATAACTGATATTACAGTTAGTTCTGGAGGAAAAGGTTATACATATGCAACGGTTGATCTAGGCAACATAAGGACAAATGCTGTTTCAACCAATGCAAAACTAGTTCCAATCATACCCCCAAGTCTTGGTCACGGTTACGATATTTACACTGAACTAGGAACAGATAAAGTAATTTGTTATGCAAGATTTGATGATACAACAAAAGATTTTCCAACTGATACTAAATTTGCACAGATTGGTATTGTAAAAAATCCAACTAAACCAGATTCATCAACAATTTACGCAGCAGATAGTTACTCATCTTTACAAGCAATTAAATTTTCAACAGTTACTGGAACTCCCAAGATTGGTGAAGAAATTGAACAAGTTCTAACTGTTTCTCCTAATAAGGATAAATTAGCAAGAGGTTACATAGCATCATTTGATGAAGAAACTAAAGTATTAAAATATTTCAGAGATAGGTCTCTTAATTTTAACCAAACAACCTTAGACCATACTGATTACACTGGAATAAGTACAACGGGAAGAATCTATCAATTTGAGAGTGCAGTAGGTGGTAATGTTGTTAAAGGTCTTGAATCAAGTTTCACTGGATCTGTTGAAACGGGATTCACAGGTGTGTCTACCATAACATCAGGTAATAAATTAGTTAATTTAGGAACTAACTTTAACGCAGGATTATCTCAATCTGAGATAAATAAAGGGTCGGGTGAAGTTATCTACTTAGATAATAGACCTGAAATAACTAGAAGCACTCGACAAAAAGAGGACATTAAAATTATACTCGAATTCTAAAAATGCCACAAAAGACCAATTTAAATATAAGTCCTTATTATGACGATTTTGATAAGGCGAAAAATTTTTACAAGGTTCTGTTTAAGCCAGGCAGTCCCGTTCAAGCAAGAGAATTAACTGGATTACAGTCAATTCTACAAAATCAAGTTGAATCATTTGGAAAACACATATTTAAAGAAGGTTCAATGGTTATACCTGGTGGTATTGAGTATAACCCTGCTTATTTTTCATGTAAAATAAACTCTACACATTTAGGCATTGATGTTACAGTTTATCTTGATAGTATAATTTCTGCAAATGGTGGTAAAGGTACAAGAGTTCGTGGTCAAAGTTCAGGCATAATTGCAACAATTAAAAATTATGTGCTACCACCTAATGAAGGTGTTACTGATGCAACTATATTTGTAGCGTATAATCAATCTGGAACAGATGGTGAGAATGTCGCTTTTCCAGATGGAGAAGTTTTAATTCTTGAAGAGAATTTGACTTATGGAAACACTACAATTAATTCTGGAGATACTGTATTAACATTAACATTAGAAAATGCATCTGCAACTGGATCATCTTTTGGTGTTCAGGAAGGAGTATATTTTGTTCGTGGTACTTTTATTGATGTATCAGAATCTCTTATAATTCTTGATCCTTATAATAATAAACCCTCATATCGTGTTGGTCTTGATATTATTGAAGAAGTAATTAATGCAAATGATGATGATTCTCTTTATGATAATGCAAAAGGATTCACTAATTTTGCTGCACCAGGTGCCGATAGATTTAAGATTACTGCAAGATTAGCAAAAAAATCATTAAATGATTATAATGACACTAGTTTTGTTGAACTATTCCGAGTAAGAGATGGTGAAACCAAGAAATTACAAAATGAAACTGTATATTCTGAGATTAAAAAATATTTCGCAAAAAGAACTTTTGACGAGTCAGGAAACTATGCTGTTGAACCTTTCCGTGTAAATATACAAAATTCACTTAATGATGAAATAGGGAATGATGGTTTATTTACAGAAAATCAATTAACTGATGAGGGAAATACTCCTTCTGACGATATAATGTGTGTCAAACTATCACCAGGTACTGCGTATGTAAGAGGATTCGATGTTAGATTGCCTGGTACAACTGTTCTTGATATTCAGAAACCAAGAGATACAAAATCAGTAAACACTGCATCTATTCCATTTAATATGGGTAGTGCTTTAAGAGTGAATAATGTTCAAGGAACACCTTTCATCAATATTGGTGGTACTAATACTAATGTAATTGGATTGTATAGTAGAAGGAAAGGAAACACAAATTCTCCAAGTGGTATTAAAATTGGTGAGGCAAGAGTATATTCATATAATGTAACTGATGCGTCTCATTCTGGTCCTAGCACAGAGTATGATCTTCGTTTATATGATATACAAACATATACTAATATAAAGTTATCTGCAGTTCCCTCAGCTCCAATAGGTACAAAAGTTAGAGGTCTAGCAAGTGGAGCAATCGGATATACATCTCAAGCAGTTAATGAAAGTGGATTAAATGAATTATCCTTATGTCAGACAACTGGAAAATTTGTCGAGGGTGAATCAATCATAGTTAATGAGCAGACAACTAATTTCAACGCTTCTATACTTGAAGTTCATGCCTTCACTGTTAGAGATATTAAATCAGTTTTTCAGGATTCCGATGGCATTTCAGGAACTCTAGTCACAGATTTTTCTGCTGATTCTGTATTATATGATCGTATTCTTACTAATTTCTCTAATACAGATGTGTTAAATGTTACTAGTGTTAGTGGTACTCAAGATACAGGATCCATACCAGGTCGTAACTTTGGTGGGGTGTCAGGAATTACAACAGAGGCAGTTATTTCATACGCATCAGCTAGTTTTGCAAATCCTGTGTTCAATGTTGTAACAAACGTTGGTGATGGTTCGCAAATAACATTAGAGCAGGTTGAAGATGTAGCTGGTGTTTGTGAGGGAGATGTTCTATCTTCAGGTACATCATCAGGGGTTTTTAGAGTTAAAGAACCTTTAATAAGAAATTTAAGAAGTTCTGGATTATACACACCATTACCAAGAAGAAATATAGCAAGTCTTAACACATCTAATTCTAATTTAGTAATAACAACTCAAGTTACTGGAAAATCTGTAAGTGCTGGATCATTAACTATTTCTACAAATGATGCATTAGACCCAGCTTCAGGTATTACAAGTGCATTCTTTGAGCCATTTGATGCTGAAAGATACAGTATTCACTATACTGGTGCCAATGCTGCCACAGAAAATCTTACGTCAGACCAAGTTGTTGTTTCTGCTGATGGAGGCACTGTTAGATTTAGTGGATTATCACAGAACGCTGCATGTACAGTTAATGTTACTCTGAAAAAAGTCGGTCTAACCAGTAAAACAAAAAATTATGTTAGAAGTCAACAGTTTGAGGTAACTAGAACTGTTGGTATTTCAACTAATGGTAGTTTAACAACAGATGCAGGATTAACAAATAATCTTGGTTACGGTACAAGAGTGGAAGATCAAGAAATATCACTTAATGTTCCAGATGTAAGTAAAGTTGTTGCGATTTATGAATCTAAAAATACTTTAAAACCAGTATTTGATAAATTAACATTTGTTTCTGGATTAAATTTAGATACCAACGCTGTTATTGGTGAAAAAATAATTGGACAAGAAAGTAGAGCAGTGGGACAAATAGTTGAACGAACTTCTACAACTATTAGTTTTGTTTACTTAAATGCAAATAAATTTACAGTTGGTGAGCAAGTTAAATTTAAGGAATCATCAATTACTTCAATATTACAGTCAATTACAAACGGTAATTATATTGATAGAACTGGTAATTATACATTAAACAAAGGACATAATAGACAGTTCTTAGATTATTCTAGAATTGAAAGAAAAGCAAAAGTTGGTATACCAGCAAGAAGATTACTAGTTGTATTTGACAAATATGTAATACCAGCAGGTAATAAAGGTGATGTATGCAGTATTAATTCATATACCGCTGACAGATATCAAAATGATATTCCAAAAGTGGTTGGTAATAGATTAACTGACATACTTGATTTTAGACCTAGAGTTAAAGAATTTGGATCAAGCACTAATGGGTCTCCTTTTTCATTCCATAATAGGCAATTTGAGGATACAAATCCATTTGTTATAACTCCTGATGAAAGTTCAATTTTAGGATATAGTTTCTATCTACCAAGAATTGATAAATTAGTTATAAATCAGTTTGAGCAAGTCAAATTAATAAGAGGAGAGTCAGCAGAAGTTCCTGTTCCTCCAACTGAAGTTGGTAATTCAATGGAAGTTGCTCAAATTACATTACCTCCATATCTCTATGATGTTGTTAAACAACCATCAATAAGAATGTTTGATAATCGTCGTTTTACGATGAGGGATATTGGTGCTTTAGAGAAAAGAATTCAGAACTTAGAGATAATGACATCTTTGAGTGCACTTGAACTTGATACAAAAACTCTTCAGGTAAAAGATAAAGATGGTCTTAATAGATTTAAGACTGGATTTGTAGTTAATAACTTTAAGGATAGATCATTTATTGATTTTAGTCGTGAAACAGGTTCTAGATGTGATGTTAATGTCGTCAATCGTGAATTAGTTAGTGCTGTTGATTTCTGGTCATTAAAAGCAGAGTTAGCATTAAACCCCAATATTGATCCAGCTGCTGCTGACTTAAACTCTAACTTACAATTATTAGATACTAATTGTAGAAAGACTGGGGACTTAATCACCCTTGATTATACAGAAGTTGATTGGATTGACCAACCACAAGCATCACTAAAAGTAAATGTTAACCCATTTAACGTAACAGTTTTTGCTGGTGCTGTTGTTCTTGATCCACCATCAGATAACTGGTCACGTACAATTTATATTGAAAATGTAAGACAAGAATCAACAGGAGCAACATGGGTTGAGCAAGCAAATATTGTTTCAAGTAATTCAGTGAGTGAGACTGATGTAGATAGAACTGTTGTTGAATTAGAAACTGACTTAAATGAGTTTGAGGAGAATCATCGTGAAATAAGAACTACTACAACTGTAACAACAACGCAAACTGTTGAGAGGAGTTTCACTAATGTTCTAGAAGGACCTTCAGAAGAATATGATTACGTTGAGAGTATAAAAATTGATAGTGAAGCAGATCCATTTATGCGTTCAAGAAACGTTTTCTTTGCTGCAAATGGATTAAAACCAACAACCAGACATTATCATTATCTTGATAGTGCAGCACCTGATGTTGTACCAAAACTCGTAGAGATAGAAATGGTATCAGGGTCATTTACAATATTTGAGAATGCTAGAATTGAATTAGACAGTATTCAAGATGATCCACAAATTGGATATGTAAGGGTACAAAGACCAAATCATAAAATAGGTGACAATGCAAGACCAGACGTTGCAGCTGGACTTGGTGCACCCGCAGTGTCTGTTGAAGAATATACTGTTGATCCATATGATACAGGTAGACCTGCACCCTCTAGTACTTACTCCGCAACATCTAGGTTATTGAATATTGATGTTACAGCGTTAGCAAATAGTGAGGAGTATTTTGGATATGTTGTTAAAGGAGCAACTATTATAGGTGAAACAAGTGGTGCAGTTGCAAGAGTAACAAGTGTTGATTTATTCTCAGATAATTGGGGAGATATAATTGGTGCATTCTTCTTTAGAAATGCCAATGCAGAACCAAAACCTCCAGTAACATTTAGATCTGGTACAAAAACATTCAGAATTACTGCTGCACCAGAGGGTACAATAGTTTTACCAGGTGAAACATCTAATGCAAGCGATGCATCAGGGGTATTCACTGGAACAGGAGTTATAATCACTCAAACAACTAACATGGTTGCGGTTAGAAACCCACCACCACCCCCTCAGAGACCTAATGAGACCACTGTTAGTGTAAATGTTAATTCATCAACTGATACGCAGTTTATAGAGGCACCTAATAGAGACCCTCTAGCACAATCATTCACTGTCGATGAGACTGGTGCTTTCTTAACATCATTTGATGTATATTTTGCAAGAAAAGATCCAAACGCTAAATTGTTTGTTGAATTAAGAACTATGGAACTTGGTACACCAACCAATCTATTAGTTCAAGATTTCGCACAAATATCATTAAATCCAAATCAAATTAATGTATCTGACGATGCGTCTTTAGCAACTACAATTCGATTCCCATCTCCAATATATCTTGAACCTAGAAAAGAATATGCTTTAGTGTTCTTAGCACCATCATCTGACTTATATGAGATGTGGGTTGCAAGAATGGGTGAAAAAACTATTAAATCAACAGTTCTACCAGATGTAGAGGATGTTGTTGTAGGTAAACAATATATTGGTGGTAGTTTATTCAAGTCACAAAATGGAACTATATGGACTCCAAGTCAATATGAAGATTTAACATTCAAGTTACGTAAAGCATCTTTTGTTGAATCTGGAACAGCAACATTCTTTAACACACCAATCGAAGCAGGTAACTTAAATGCTCAGAAATTACCATCTAATCCTCTTAGATCGTTACCAAGAAAATTAAAAGTTCCTGTTGCTATTGCAAAGTCTACTGTTCCTATTGGAAGAAAAGTAAGTTCAGGTGCAACTGGAGATGCAGATGATAGAAGTATCACAGGTATAGTTGAAGCACATGGTGCTGCTGTATCAACCTTTGAGGTTGTAAGTGGTGGAACTGGATATGCTTTTGCTAGTGGTAACTCAAATGGAGTTAAATTAAGAAGTCTTACTGGATCTGGTGAGAATGTACAGGCAAACTTAACTATTGATGCTGCTGGAGTTGTTACAGCTGCATCTGTAACTGGTGGTCAAGCTGGTACAGGATATGTTATTGGTGATGTATTGGAAATTATTAACGATGCTTCACAAAATGCAAACTATACTAAGGGTGCTGGATTTAAGGCTGTGGTTAAAACAACTCCTGCTACAACAACTCATTTGTATCTAACAGATGTTCAAGGTGATAAGTTTACAAGTGGTGACTTATTAATTCATTATGGTGCAGGTAACAATACTCGTACCTCTGCAGGTGTTAATATTAGTGCAGATTCAACACAAAATGGTGAATTATTCTCAGGAGATGTGTTTGAGGTAACTCAATACAATCACGCTCATCATGGTGTTAATAACAAAATTAATATTAAGAATGTAAAACCTGATACATTAAAAGTCCAGACTACATCTGCACTTACTGCTGAAGCAACAGTTGTTCAAGTTGAAAATGTAGATCCATTCAGAACATTTAATGGTATTACTACAACAACTGGTGAAGCTTTAATAGGAAGTGAGATTGTATCTTACACAGTAGGAACTGGTTCATTAACTATAAACAGAGGTAGATTTAATACGACTCCAGTGACTCATGTTGCTGGCTCTGACATACAAACTTATGAAGCATCAGGAGTTTCCCTTGTAGGAATTAATACAACTCACACAATTACAACTTATGAGGATAATTTCGATAATTATTACCTTAAGGTTGATGTGCTTGGAATAGACCCAAGAAGAACTGATAAAGAACTTATTTGTTTCACAAATGAAAGAGCATTTGGTGGTACTAGTGTTGCTGCATCACAAAATCATCAGTTTAGTTCTTTCTCACCACAAATAAATGTAATAACACCTGGTAAGTCAACAAGAGTTGGAACTAATGTTAGAACAATTAGTGGTACAAGTGCAGGTGGTAATGAAATATCATTCTTAAATCAGGGATTTGAGCCAACAGCGTTGAATGAAACCACATTCTTCCCAACTCCAAGATTGGTGGCATCAAAAATTAATGAAAGTGAGTATCTAACAGACTTACCAAAAAATAAATCTGTGACTCTAAATGTTAATATGTCATCCACTGATTCTAACCTATCACCAGTATTGGATAGTAAAAATGCAATATTTATTTTAGGTAGGAATAAAATAAACAATCCAATTGGAGAAGATAACTATGCTACAGATTCAAGGACAAATCAATTAGCAGACGATCCTCATGGTTCAATATTTGTATCCAGAAGGGTAATCTTGAAGAATCCTGCAACGTCATTAAAAGTGTTAGTTGCTGCAAGTGTAGAACCAGAAGCTGACTTTAGAGTATTCTATAGGTTATTCAGTTTCGATTCAAGTGAAGTATCACAAACTTATAGAGCATTTCCTGGTTATAAAAATCTAAATGACACAACAGGAGATGGTTTTGGTAACGATATTATTGATTTAAGTCAAAATGACGGTAGGGCAGATGCTTTTGTATCACCTAGTGGATTTAATCAATTTAAGGAATATCAATTCTCTGTTGATGATTTAGAAGAGTTTAACGGATTTGCGATTAAGATCGTAATGACTTCAACAAATGAATCTATTCCAGTTCGTCTTAAAGACTTTAGAGCGATTGCATTAGCATGATACCAGTAGAGGGACACAAAAATCTATTTCGTGACGAAAAAACAGGTGCCATTGTCAACTGCGACAATAATGCATATGAAGATTATATCGACATGAAAAGAAGAAATAATGACAAACAAGCAGAATTAGACGATATGAAAAGAGAGATTAATGAGTTAAAATCTCTCTTAAATGACCTTGCCTCAAAGATAACGTCTTAGTAAATATAAATACTTTCAGATCTGAATTGCTTTACATAGATGGCAAATATAAAAGTCAGAGTTGGACAACAAAATGCCACAAAAGTGATTTCTTCACTGGCAGGTGCCCAGACTCTATCATTATCAGAATTGAGTGACGTAAATGCATCAAACCTACAAAATGGTATGGTGCTCGTATTTAATGGTGTGACGAAAAAATTTGACGCAACCTTAGAATTAACGCCAGGTGCAACACAGAATTTAGACATCAACGGAGGAAATTTCTGAAATGGCTAGTATAATTAGAATCAAACGATCATCGGGTACAGCCAAACCTGCTAGTTTGAATTGGGGTGAAATGGCATATGTTACTGGTATTGGTAGCTATGGCGGTGTAAATCAATATAAAGATAGGGTATTCTTAGGAGATGACGGAACTAATGTTAATCCAATAGGTGGTCATTACTATACCTCTATGATGGAGCATACACCAGGCAATTTGACAGGTGTAACTAATTCAAGAAATAGTGATGGTGGTATTGTACCAGTTCTAGATAGTAGTAGAAAGATAGATGAATGGAATGTAGATAATTTAACATTAAATGGTAATGAATTTTCCTCAACAAACACAGATGGTGATATAGTCGTTAATCCAAATGGTACAGGTGATGTTGTTATCCCTGATGACACTAAACTTGGATTTGGTGGTGGAGCGAATGGACAGGCAGCAGTTGATGCCTTTATAAGATATGATGAAGCAGGTGTTGATAGATTAGAGATTGGTGGTGCACAAGTTAGATTTAGTAATACTACCGAGGCAACTACAAAAGATACAGGTTCAGTTATCTATGAGGGTGGTGTAGGGATTGAAAAAAACCTAATCATAGGTGGATCTCTAAATGTACCTGGAATCGGTAACTTTGGTAAAATAAGAATTAATGAGAATGTTATTTCTTCAACTGATGGAGCAGATAATAAGATATTCATTGACCCATATCCAGATGGATTGAGCAATGAAGGTGATGTTATCATTAAAGGTAACTTACAAGTTGACGGTACAACAACCACAGTTAACTCTACACAATCAACTGTAAATGATCCAATCTTGACAGTTGGTGATGTTACTAGCACCAGAACTGTTATGGCAACAGTCGCTAGTGGTGTATCTACTGCAATTTTAGATGATATTGTTGGTATTGCTCAGAACGACTTAGTTCAGGGAACAGGGCTACCTAACAGTGGATTAACAACCATCACTAGTATTAATACTGGTGTGAAGATGATTACCTTTACAGGTACAACAACTTCAGGTATATCAACAGGTGCACAATTTACGATCACTCATGCAACTGATACTAACACAGACCGTGGATTAAGTTTCAAGTATAACACTGGTATTGGAACAGCAAACACAAATGAGGGTTTCTTTGGATTAGATGATAGTTCAATCGCATCTAGCACTGCAGGAACAGGAAATCACGGTACACACGGTGATAACAGTCGCAGATGGACATATGTTCCTGATGCAACTATTTCTGCTAGTGTAGTTACTGGTACAAGAGGTTTCTTAGATGTTAAAGGTCTCTACTATCAGTCAGGTGACTTTAATTCAGGTGGTGTAGTTTGGTTTGACGATACTGGTCTACAAAGATCTACCAATGCTCCTGCTTCACCGATTGATACATCAAAACAGATATTAACAGCGGTGACAAAAATTGTGCTTACAATGCCAGGTAATGTCACACTAGTAAAAGGTGATATTATCAAACAAGCAACTACAAATGCTTTTGGTGTTGTTGAAAGTGCAGTTAACGCTGGAACTTCTGTTCCTCTAATAGGTGTAGAAGGAACATTCAATAACTCAAACACTCTTATCAGAGAAGGAGTGAGTGGTGGTACATCAAACTTAGCAGCACCATCTAGTGTAGCGACTACATATGTTAACAAACCACACTGGACTTCAACCCTAGACGGAGGAACTTTCTAGATGCAACAAAACAGTGAAGTAGATGTTAATGTATTAGTGAACTTATATCATAAAAAACTAGCATCAGTATTAAACCAAAATGTTCTTTTGGAGGCAAAACTCCAAACTCTAAAAAATGATTATGAAAAAGAAAAAGGTGAACTTTTAGAGCAAATTGCAAATCTAACGGATAGTCATGGCGAAACCAAGTAGTAGAGGACAACTTATCAATTTCGGTTTGCGTAAACTGGGGTATCCAGTTTTAGAAATTAACCTTGATACTGATCAAATACATGACGCACTCGATGATACTCTTCAATTTTTTCAGCAGCGTCATTATGATGGTATTGAGAGAATGTTTCTTAAATACAAAATTACTCAAGAAGATGTAGATAGAGGTTCAGCACAAAATACAGATGGTGTTGGAATTGTTACAACTACAGGTATTCAAACATCAAATGTTACTGTAACAAGTAATTTTTACGAGACCTCTAATTTCTTAGCAATGCCAGAGCATGTTATCGGAGTCAATCGTATATTTAAATTTGATACAAGTTCTATTTCTGGTGGAATGTTTAGTATTAAATATCAACTATTCTTAAACGATCTTTATTACTTTAATTCAGTTAATTTGTTGCAATATGCAATGACAAAAACATATCTTGAAGATATTGATCATTTACTTACAACAGAAAAACAAATAAGATTTAATCAGAGACAAGATAGATTATATCTGGATATTGATTGGGGAGCAGAAAATGTAGGAGACTTTATAGTAATTGATTGTTTCCGTGCATTAGATCCAGAAGCATATAAACAAATCTATAATGACCCATTTGTCAAGAGATATTTTGTTGCATTGATGAAAAAACAATGGGGTATGAATTTAATTAAATTTAGAGGAACAAAATTACCAGGTGGAATAGAATTGAATGGTAGAGAAATATATGATGATGGCGAAAAGGAATTACAGGCATTAAGAGATCGGATGGCAATGGACTACGAGATGCCTCCTCTCGACTTCATAGGGTGATGTATAATGGCATTAAATCCTTACTTTTTACAAGGTTCACGGGGTGAGCAAAGATTAGTTCAAAGTCTTATTAATGAACATCTTAAGATTTATGGTCAAGAAGTAACTTATATACCAAGAAAATTTGTAAATAAATCAACTATCATAGAAGAAGTAACTGCATCTAAATTTGATGATAATTTTGCTGTTGAGATGTATGTAAATTCCTATGATGGATATTCAGGAGCTGGTGACGTATTAACAAAATTTGGAATGAGTCTAAGAGATGAAGTTGAACTCACTGTATCAAAGGAAAGATTTGAGGAGTTTATCGCTCCCTTCATGGATGCATCTGATGATATAGAATTATCATCTCGTCCAAGAGAGGGTGATTTAGTATTCTTTCCACTCGGTCAAAGATTGTTTGAGATAAAATTTGTTGAGCACGAAGATCCTTTCTATCAACTAGGAAACACATATGTTTATAAACTCAAGTGTGAACTATTTGAATATGAGGATGAGGTCATTGATACTTCAATAGATATTATTGATACTCAAGTTGCAGATGAGGGATACATTGCAACATTACAATTAGTTGGCATTGGAATTACCGCACAAGCAGTTCCAATTTTAGGTTCTGGATATATTCGTGAAATATTCTTGAATAATGATGGATCTGGATTCACTGGCACTCCTACAGTTGCAATTAGTACCTCTCCTAGTGGACAACCTCTTGATAACGCAACTGCTGTTGCAATAACAACGACTAGAGCAAATATAACATCAATTGAGAAAATATTATTAACAAATGCTGGTGCACAATACACAAGTCCTCCAATCATTACAATTTCAGGTGGTGGTGGAACAGGTGCTGCTGCAACTTGTTCAATTAACACAACATCTAATGGTGTTGTTAGATTTGTAATGACTGATAATGGTATTGGTTTCGGTACTGTTCCACCAGTAACTATAT